TCTTTGCTCTTATCTGAAACAAACCAAACCAGTTCAGGTGGTTTCAGTTTGGCTGCGTCTGAGTCGCCTGAGTTTGGCCGTGTTCAGCCACGGTTGGAAACGCCAATTGTTGCAGGCCCTTCTTATGGTGACTTGGTTGCAGGCTGGTCGGAGAGGGTGCTCAATAAAACTTTGTTTGGGTGGCAACGTCAAGCGTTGAATGGCCAGTTGACCCATGATGACAACGGCGACTTGGTGCATCGTGAGTCTCTAGTGTCGACGGCTCGCCAGAACGGCAAGTCCGTTGCTCTCACGGCGCTTATTGGTTGGTGGCTTACAGATTTTGCAGCGATGCGTGGCAAACCAATGAGGGTTCTTTCTACGGCCAACAAACTAGATAGGGCTGTTGCCATCTTCAATGAACTTGCCCCGGTACTTGAGGCGCATTACGACGCCAAAGTGACCTGGTCTTATGGGCGCAACAAAGTCGAGATAGGCAATTGTGTTTGGGAGGTTCGTGCTGCGACGCCTCATTTGCATGGTGGTACTTACGACTTGATTATTGTTGACGAAGTTTGGAACGTCACTGAGGAAGTTTATTTTGACGCTCTACGGCCGTCACAAATTGCTGTGAAATCCCCTTTGCTTTCGTCGTGGTCAACCAGTGGCGACGAAGGGTCGAAGACTATGCAACGTCTTAGGGAGCAGGCGCTGGGGTCGATTGACAAACACAAACAGACACGGCTTTATTTTGCTGAATGGTCATTGCCAGATGTTGACCCGAATGATGATTCCTATTGGCGTTGGGCAAACCCAGCCTTGGGGGAAACCATTACCCTTGACGCTCTTCATGCAGCTGCAGAATCTCCCGACCGTGCAGCGTTCCTTCGAGCGCACCTGAATCTGTGGGTGTCATCGGCTGACGCTTGGCTTCAGCCGGGTGTGTGGGAGAAACTCAAGACCGAACAGGAATGCCCTGCTGGTGGCGTGTTGGCTGTGGATTGTTCTGTGGATAGTTCCAAGTATGTGGGGATTCGCTGTGGACTAACTGAGGAACAAACGATTGTGGCCACGGTCGAGTTTTCTACTGAGTCAATGAAAGAGATGTGGCTACAGATTGAGAAGGCTATGGAGGCAGACCCGAAACTGCGTCTGGTCATCTCGCCAACTCTTGACGTGCACACCCCCGAAAAGTTAGAACGCAGGCGCACCACTTTCGGCTATGCAGAAATCCTCAAACTGACAGCCCTTACTAGGTCGCTAATTTTGGAGCATCGTGTTTTGCATCGTGGCGAAGAACTACTAGCAAGCCATGTCAACAGGGCTGTGCTGGCTAGGGCTAACGGCCAAGTGGTTATCTCTTCCCAGCGTTCACCGGGGCCTATCGAAGCAGCCCGACTTTTAGTGGTCGCTGCAGCAATGGTGTCACGCCCGATAAATACTGGCAAGGCTGCAATGGCTTTTCGTAGATAGTTGCATTTGCAACAAATCTGTGTAAGACTCCGAGCGTGGGTCTTTTCTCTCGCAAAATCCGAGCCGAATACGCCAGTGCGCCAATCAAGGCTGCTGCTGGTGTCGGCTCGTCCGGAATACCTGCTTTTTATGCGTGGAACGCTGGCACAGTTGAGACACTGGCGTTGTCATTGCCCACCGTTTCACGCTCTTATGACCTGATGGCTTCAACCATTGGAAGCCTTGAGTTCAGGCAGTGCACAAAGCAGTGGACAGGCGAAAAATACGAAAAGATTTATGTGCCAAACGAAACGTGGATGGAACGGCCAGACCCGAACTTGCCACGTCAGTTCATGCTTGCAAACACTTTCAAAGATTTGTGGTTTTACGGTCGAGCCTTTTGGTATGTGACTAGCCGTAACGCTGGCGACGGTCGCCCCATGAGTTTCCGTTGGTTAGCAGCTGCGAACATTCAAACTCCCGACGAAACTGGCCCACAGTATTTCGGGATGACTGACAACATTCAGTTCAACGGTGTCAACATTGACGCCTCCAATGTCATCACTTTCTTGTCACCAACAACTGGCCTTATCTTTACTGGTCAGCGTGCTTTCAACATTGGCTATCACCTAGACCAAGCAGCCGACCGATACGCAACTATTGAAACCGTGCCGGGCTATCTCCAGCAAACTTCAGCAGGCGAAACCATGTCAGGTGAAGAGTTGGGCGACCTTGCTGCATCGTGGGCATCTGCTCGCCGTGACGGAAACGTCATTGGCGCACTCAATAACTTTGTCGAGTTCGTCGAGTTTGACAAAGACCCGATGAGCGTCAACAGCGAACAGCGCCAGTATCAAGCACTTGACTTGTCACGCCTCTGTAGCGTTCCTGCGTATCTCGTTTCTGCACCAACCCCCGGTGCTTCAATGACCTACCAGAACGCACAGCAGGCTCGTCAAGACCTTTGGTTGTTTGGAGCACAGATGTACGCCACAGCAATCACCCAGCGCCTATCTATGGATGACGTGTTGAGCCGTGGACGCCACGTTGAGTTTGACCTTGACGATTTGCTAGAGCAGAACGACATGGCCGAAATGTACAAAGAACCTGAAGTTTCAACACCATCGGAGACAGAATTATCATGATTAGACTTCAAGCCATCCCAGTGACACTGGATGCAGCTGCAGGCGAAGATTCGCCACGCACCATTACAGGCGTCGCCGTACCTTGGGATGTCACAGCAACAGTTTCAGACGGCACAAAGGTTTCTTTCCTTCGTGGCGCTTTTGACCTTGAAGCAAAGAACCCGAAACTTTTGGAAAATCACGATTCTGCGCAGTTGCGTGGTGTTGTGACTGAACTTGCAGATTCAGAAGAAGGACTTTTGTTCACTGCAAAGTTTGCCAAGACCAGAGCATCAGATGATGCAATTGAACTTGTGAAGGCAGGCGCTTACGACTCCGTAAGTGTTGGAGCAATTCCATTGAAGTTCACAACCACGAAAGACGGAACAATGATTGTTTCTTCAGCATCGCTTGAAGAAATCAGCCTTGTTGCATCCCCGGCATTCAAGGATGCCATCATCACAGAAATCGCTGCTTCCGAACCTGAAGAAGCAACCGAAACCCCCAACAACGACACTTCCGAGGAGGAAACCATGTCACAAGAAACACCAGCAGTCGAAGCCTCCCAGCCCGACATTATTCAAACTCCACTGCTTGCAACAGCACGTCGTGAGTTCAAACTTCCATCAGCATCCGAGTACATCGCAACCTTCGTTCGTGGTGGCCATGACTGGGCACAGATGAACGCAAACATTCGTGCAGCAGCACCCGACATTGTTACCAGTGACATTCCGGGCGTCATCCCGACCCCAATTGTCGCTCCTATCTACAACAACTTTCAAGGCCGTCGCCCTCTGATTGACGCAACTGGCGTTCGTGCCATGCCTCAATCTGGCGCAGTTTTTATTCGTCCAGTAGTAAGCACCCATTCAACAATTGGAACTGCAACGCAGAACACAACCATCACAGCATCAGCATTTGAAGTTGACGATGTGCAAATCACCAAGACAATTCAAGGTGGCTACGTTGAAATCAGCGAAGCCTCAATGGACTGGTCACAGCCTGAAGTGCTCGGCGCTTTGCTCGACGACATGGCTCGTGTCTATGCAGACCGTACCGACCTTCTTGCTTGCTCAGAGTTGCAGACTGGTACAACCAACAGCAACAACTTTGCTAACGCATCTATCGCAGACCCAACCTATTGGGTTGAGTGGATGTACACAGCAGCTGCAGACATTCTCACAGGCTCGAACGGCAACTTGCCTTCAATCCTTGCTGTGTCTCCAAACGTCTGGAAGTTGATGGGTTCACTCAGCGACACTGCAGACCGTCCATTGTTCCCACAGGTTGGGCCAATGAACGCATTTGGTTCACTCAGCCCCGGTGGAGACGCTGGTTTCGCTTTCGGACTTCGTGTAGTCGTTGACCGTAACTTGACCTCAGCAGGCATGACAATCCTTGACCCAACAGCAATTGAAAACTGGGAACAGCAAAAAGGCGCAATCAGCGTTGAACAGCCTTCACAGTTGTCACGTCAAATTGCTTTCCGTGGCTACTTCGCCTCAAAAGTCATTGACGCAACCAAGACAATCAAGGCTGCTTTCGTCTAAACCGACGAAGTACTAGAGGAACTGAAGAACCATGGCCACTTACGACTTAGCGTTTCACACACGCCTAGACGGTGTTGTGGTTCTTCAGACCTTCGTTGAAACTGGCATCCAAGTCGGCGATGTTGTCACCATCGCTGGCGCAGGCCACAACATGAACGGCACACACACCGTTCTTTCTACGCAAGACAACGAATACATCGGACAGTCAGACGAAGGCGACTTTCAGTTTGACAATGAAGTCATTCGACTGTTTCAGTTTCTTTTCCGAGACGATGACGGTGATTTAGAGCGTTCTGTTGCTACAGGAACTGTCACATTCACACCTAGCGTGAGTTGGATAAATTCTAGCGATGTGACCAGTTGGCTCGGCATTGACGTTTCAACGGCAAATGACACGGCCTTTGTCACCGTCTGCGTCAATGCCACCAACAACTGGTGCTTTAGAAAGCGTCGTGAGGCTGGTTACACAGACTCGATGACAACAGTGCCGGGTGCAGATGTAAAACTTGGGGCAATCATGTATGCAGCAACTCTCTACCGTGAGCGTGGCTCTGCAGATTCGTTTGCCTCATTTGACGCAATGTCTTCAATCCCTATTCCTTCAACCATGGGACGCATCATGTCTCTCATTGGTTGTGGCCGTCCACAGGTGGCCTAATGCCTGCATCTGGAATCCTTGTTGACGCAGTGAACGCAATCAAAACAGCGTTGACAGCGTTGGGTTTGAAACCAGTCACAGACCCACGCAACGCACGACCCATGTCTGTCTTTATTGAACTCCCAGTGATGACGTCATGGACTTACAACGTGGGCGACTTTCGCATCCCAGTTCGCATACTTGCAGCTCCTCCCGGCAACCAAGATTCAGGTGACTATCTGATGACCACGGTTGACACAATCATGAACTCTTCCATTGCCGTAGTTGACGCCCGACCGGGCAATGCTTCTTACGGTGGGCAAGACATACCAACATACGATTTGACTGTGGCTATCGCAGTCAAACGAAACTAGAAAGGTCAGAAATGGCATCAACAACATTCCTCAGCAATGCAACGATAAACATCACGCAGGGCGCTACTACTTACACGAAGATTGGCGACAACGCTAACCAAGTGACACTTACTGTGGGCCAGACGGCTCTTGAATCAACGGCGTTTGGAGATACAGGGGTTCGCATGGTCGGTGGTTTGCAATCGGTCGAATGCACAATCGAGTTTTTCCTTTCCTACGGTGGCACAGGCGCAACAGCAGAAGTTGAAACAGCACTTGCAGCAATGGTCGGTCAAGGCAACACAACACTTGTCATCAGCCCATCTGGAACGACCGAATCGGCGTCTAACCCTGAGTACACCATTACAAACACAATGTTGGAATCCTTTACGCCTATCAACTCAACCGTGGGCGAACTCGCAACCGTGACGGCTACCTTTACTGGTGGCACATGGGCACGAGACATTACATCTCCATAATCAAAGGACAGAGGGAAACATGAAAATCCAACTACGCATCACGCCCAACGAAGGCGAACCATACGAACTAGAAACCAATTTGTTTGTGGTGGTCGCTTGGGAACGCAAGTTCAAACAAAAGGCATCTTCACTGGCCAATGGCATCGGCATCGAAGACCTTGCGTTTATGGCATACGAATGTTGCAAACAACACAACGTTCCAGTGCCCATAACATTTGACGAATACATCAAATCCGTGAACGCCGTGGAGGTAGTTGGTCAAGAAGACCCAAAAGCCACGGAAGCAACAGTTACAGAAGAGCCTTAGCAGAAGTACTTGTTGCAACCGGGTATTACCCCCCACAAATACCATTCGAGACGGATGACCTAAACACGGTCATTGAGATTTTGAATAAACAACAGAAAGCAGCGAAACGGAAATGACAGCATCAGCCTCCATAGAGATAGCAGGTCTGAAAGAAGCCATCCGTTCACTGAACAAAGTTGAGCCGGGGCTTCGTAAAGAGTTCACCAAGAACGCCAACGAAATCGCCCAACCAGCCATTCGTGAAGTTCAGCAGGGCTACGCCCGAATCCCTTTGTCGGGTATGTCACGCAACTGGACAGACAAATCAGGACGCAAAATCTTTCCCTTCTCGGTGGCCAAGGCACAATCTGGAGTCAAGTTGAAAGTGGACGCTGCAAGGGAAGCAGTCAGCCTTCTTTACATCACACAGACCTACGTCGGCGCTGCTGTCTTCGAGGCTGCAGGGCGTAGCAACCCCAACACACTGGGAGACTCTCTAGGGCCACTCAAACCCAACCAGACGAGAGTTCTTGGGCCTTCTGTATTTAGGAAGCGTGGCGAGATTGAAAAGGCTTTACAACGCCTCTCAATGGATGCCATTCAGCGAGTCCAAAAGGAACTGAACTAATGGCTCTTGCTATACCAATCATAAGCACCTTCGACGGAGGTGGAGTTTCCAAGGCCATTTCGGAATTTCGAAATTTAGAGGGCGCAGGAAAAAAGGCCCAGTTCGCCATCAAGAAGGCAGCCGTCCCTGCAGCTGCAGCCTTGGCTGGTTTGGCTGTTGTCCTGGGCGACGCAGTGTCAGGCGCTATTGAAGACGCTGCAGCCCAAGACCTGCTCGCTAACAGCCTAAGAAAGACCACTGGCGCAAACGACGCACAGATAGCAAGCGTCGAGGACTGGATAACGGCGCAAGGTCAACTGCTCGGAATTTCGGACGAAAAATTGAGGCCGACTCTAAATCGGCTCGCTAGGGCAACTGGTTCAGTTACTACGGCGCAAGAGTTGGCAACTCAAGCAATGGACATTGCTGCAGCCACCGGCAAACCACTGGAGACCGTCGTAGGGGCATTGGAAAAAGCCTATGGTGGCAACCTTGCAGCCCTAGGCAAACTTGCTCCTGAATACCGTCAGATGATAAAGGACGGTTCAACTTTTGAAGACGTCATGTTTGCACTTGCTCAGACCACTGGTGGCGCAGCTGCAGATGCAGCCGAAACCACGGCAGGCAAGTTTGCTCGACTCAAACTTGGTTTTGACGAAACAAAAGAATCTATTGGTGCAGCACTTTTGCCAGCCGTTGAAAAGTTGTTGCCATACCTTGAGAAGTTTGCAACCTGGGCGCAAGACAACCCCGAAACATTTATGATTATTGCTGGAGCGTTAGCAGCCATTGCAGCGTCCATCGTGGCCATAAACATTGCCATGGCACTCAACCCAATTGGGCTTATCACCATTGGCGTCATTGCGCTCATTGCTGGTCTTGCCATTGCCTACACAAAGTTTGAAGGTTTCCGAAAAGTTGTTGACAATGTTTTTGGCGCTATCAAATGGTACGTCAACAATGTCACGATTCCAGCAGTCAATCTGTTAGTAGATGTATTCAAAAAAGCCTTCAACGGCATTGCTACCATCTGGAATAACACCATCGGCAAGTTCTCTTTCACTGTGCCGTCGTGGGTTCCCGGTATCGGTGGCAAAGGCTTTTCTATGCCTGACATTCCTATGTTGGCTGCAGGTGGCATTGTCACTGGCCCGACGCTGGCGATGATTGGTGAGGCAGGCCCAGAGGCTGTGATTCCGTTAGACCGTATGAGCCAAATGGGTGGTGGTGGCACAACTGTCAACATCAACGTCAACGGTGGCGACCCTCAATCCGTCGTAAACGCTTTGCGCACCTACATGCGCCAGAACGGTTCTGTTCCTATTCGTGTGAGCAACATCTACTAGCCATGGCTTTACAGACCTACACGGTGTATTACTCGACAGACCCTGTCGGTGTCGGCTGGACTGCGCTCACTAACGTGCAGAACATTCAGTTCAGCATCGGCAGGCAAGCACAGTTAGACCAAGTCAAATCGGCTGTGGGCACTATTGAGATGCGCTACCCAACTGGCTATGCCTCACCTATCACGGCTTTGGTTGCTGGCACATACATCAAAATTGAAAACAATACTGGTGTGGGTACGCCACGCATTATTTGGGTTGGTTTCGTTTCTGACGTTACGGCGCAGTATGGCATTCCTTATGCCGGTGGGGTTGGTCAGGCCGATTATCTGACTATCACTGTTGAGGGTGGTTTTGCTCGTTTTGGCCGTATGCAAGGCAACAACTATGCAATGGCTGCAGACACGGTCGCTAACCAATTGACAGCTGCAAACACACAAACAGGGTTGACGCTTTCATGGACTGGCACAACTGGTTCACCAGCGATGGCTGCAACAACGGTTAGTGGCACTTGGGGCGATTGGGTTGCGAGAGTGTGCCAGACCACCAATGCACGTATCAGGGAGTTTGGTAATGCCACAACGCTTGTGAGTCCGTTCAATTCGAATGTGAGCACCATCAACTTTTCTGATGTGGCTAACAACTCAACTAATCAGGTGTATAGCAAAATCAACTTTGACAGCCTTGCAGACAACTTCTACACGCAGGTGACGGTCACCCCTGAGTCGTATAGTGCTGCGACGGTGACGAAGGCTGGCGCTGCAGTGCCGTATCGGGCGTACCAGACAAACACGTTGAACGCCAGCAATAGCCAAGCCACTGACTATGCCAACTATCTGCTGGGCAACTATGGCACGGCTCGTTTCGCTATTAGTTCTTTTTCTTGTAGTGCTGAGGCTCAGGCTGATTTTCAGTTGGACAGCATTGGTGCTTCTAGTTCAATTATTTTGTCGGCTGGTACACAGGTTGGTGTGACTTTCCGTGGCACGACCTACCAGTGTCTCATTGAAGGTGTGAGTGTGACTGCTACCCCTGCCGGTGCTTCATACACTTATTTCGTGTCGGGTGCAGACCTGAACGCTTATTTGCTTTTGAATAACACGACTTTCGGCACGCTCGATTACAACAAGTTAGGATACTAAATTATGGCAACTCAATACACAGGTGGTCTAGTCACGGGCGAAGTGCTCACTGCTGCGACTATGAACACCATTGGCGCAGCATGGGAAACATGGACACCAACATTTACGGCAACAGCTGGCGCATTTACTCTTGTCACGGTCAACAGTGCTAGGTATGGTCGCATCGGAAAACTTGTTTACGGTCAGATTATTTTTACAATTACGACAATAGGTACTGCTTCAGTTAACCCAATTTTTACATTGCCAATCACGGCAACTAACCAACAATTTATAGCAATCGGTCAAGTTCGAGAAATACAAAACACAGGTCTCACTGGCATTGTGTCACAAGAAAGCACAACAACAGCAGCCATGCGCCGATACGACAATGCTGCATTTATTGCAGCAGGCAACAAGTTTGCTGGGTCTTTTGTTTACGAGGCAGCATGAAACGCCTTGCCCTGATTAGCCTGCTCGCCATCACCCTCACAGCCTGTGCAGACCGTACAAGAGTGAACTGCGAACGCATCAAAAACAAAGCCCCCGAAACCATCGGAACACAAACACAAATAGGAGGAGGACGCTGTGCGTAAACAACGCCTAACAAACGAAGAAATCAAAGCACGCATCATTCTCTTTGTTGCAGCTGGACTCACAATCTCATTTGTGATGGCCATCGCCTCACTCATCTACGGCCTGCTGTTCGTAACCCAACCACTCGACCAAGCACCCAACGATGCCGAAGCATGGGCAGTACTCTCACCAATGCTTATGACCCTCGCAGGTGGCCTCATCGGCGTACTCGCCGGTAACGGCCTCAAAGACAAACCAAAAGACCCACCAGCACCATGACACGCAAATACCCTTACTACCCAGTGACCGAGCCAGGCAAAGGCAAACTTGCAGGAACAGAAAAGTTTGTTGACCTATGCAAACGGCGCTACCCATCATTTACCAATCTGGGCACATGGGTAGTGCGCAACATTCGTGGAGGCAAAACCCTCAGCACACATTCCTTAGGTGTGGCTGGCGACGTGGGCTATCCCAAAACTCGTGAAGGACGACGCCAAGCAAAAGAACTGTGGGATTGGCTGATTGAGCACTCAGAAGCCCTAGGACTGTGCGAACTGCATGACTACGCCTACAGAGACCCCAAACAACCTGACGGCGACCAAACGGCGTATGGCAGGGGCTACAGATGTAGCCGTGGAGAAGGCACTAAGGGCGTCAAAATCTTCAACAAAACAGACAACGCAGGTTCATTTGGGGGGGCGTGGCTGCATTTTGAACTGGAAATGCGCCTAGCAACCGATAGTAAAGCCATGGAAAATGCATGGCGTGCACTACCCAAACCCAACTCAGACAAGGCATAGCCAACTCTGACAGGCTCTAGGCGTGGCGTGTTTCCCTCCTACGCCTAGGGTCGCATCCTCCAAACTGACGCTCACATCAGTCATAATGGGCTGATGGAGGGAAACCATGACTAAAACGCAAACAGGGTACAACCCACAATTCGACTTCAAAGTTGACTTGGCATACGGCCAAGGAGCAGAAGCCGAACTGGTCGCTTTCTTCAACTCTGTTCAAGGGTCAAAAGTAGAGGTCAAAGCAGACCGATATCGAAACGGCAAGATGACCATTGAAACTCAATGCATGAACGACAACGGCGAATGGTGTCAATCAGGTATCAACGTCACAAAAGCAGAATGGTGGGCCTACCGATACGCCCCCGGTGCTTTTTCACTGGTCAGCGTGGCAAGACTCAAAAAGTACCTTCGACTAAACAAAGGCCACATTGAAAAATGGGATTTTGCTAAGGGTTCAGACCACCCCAGCAGAGGGTTTTTGCTAACCCCAGACCAAGTAAAACAAATGATGACAGAGGAATGGTACGACGCATGAGCGAAAAGCCACTTGTCCTGACCTATCTTCCGTTAGTGTCAAAAGACAGAACAACACTCGTTCAGGTGTTTATAGACCCTGAGACAAATCTGATAGTTCAGGCCTCCGTGGCCACCCGGCGAGACAGTTGGGGAACTTGGGGATTGCCAATAGAAGTTTTTGAGGATTGACAAAGTTCATCATGGCGTTCACGCTTTTTACTGCCCTACTCGTACCAGCATCAGCAGCTGCAAAACAAGACTGGAATCACCCCATGCCTAAATCATGGTATGTGGATTTGGCTCGTTGCGAAACTGGCAACAACACACGCCACTCGACTCGCTCGTATGTGACGGCGTTTGGCATTTACCGACGCACTTGGGATTACTGGAACAACACTTCGAATCGCAAAGCGCATTTGTTGACGTTTGCACAGCAGGCTCGTGGCGTGGACAGGATTGCTTTCCACGGTCACACTGAGGGTGGCAAGTATCGCTACCCGGTGGGGCTGTACGGCTGGGGTGCTATCAAGAACAACTGCAACGGTTTGAACGACCAACTTTGCAAATCCAACCACCCATCTGTTATACAAATACGGCGCTGCAAATAGCGCATCGAGTCAGTGAGGGAAACAATGACACATTCAGAAGCAATACACACTCTCGGCCTCTTGGCTGCGAAACTAGAAATAGAGATGCGCTTTCAAGAACGTGAAGCCGTCGAGTACGCCATCGGGCAACTATCTATGGCTAAGAAAGACGACCCGAACGCACTTGCCCAGATGATTCTGGACTCTGCAAAGCAGGCATCAGAACTTTACGCAAAAGGACTCATCTGATGGCCGTCAACTATCACCATGAGGACTGTTACCTAGGCAAAGAAAAGCCCGAATTCCCTACTAGGGATTGTCGCCAATGTGAACTGCTTGACAACATCACAGCCTGCAAAGAAACAGTTGCCAAATTGGAACACGCAGCTCAAGGCATGATGAAAACAATTAGAGAACTTGAAAAAGAATGTGACCGACTAGAAAGGCTTTACTCCAATGCAATCTGAGTGGTTTGAAAATCAATACAAAGATGAATACGAACAAGCGTTGTGGCAAATCAATTGTGTCATTGGTTGGATGAAAGAAATTTGTTTTGACGTCAAGGATGATGAATTAGACACACAACTTGTCGAAAAACTGTTGCCAACTGCATTTGCTCTATGGAAAGAACACAAAAAAAATGGCCTTTGACCTTGAATCCTATGAACCAGTAGCAAGCAGAATCCAACGTTTCTACGAGGCCTACCCAAATGGCGCTATTCATTGCGAAATAGTGCATGATGATGGCAAGCGAGTTTTGGTCAAAGCGACAGTGTGGCGAGACATAAACGATGCTCAAGCATCAGCAGTTGACTTTGCTGAGGAGCATCTAACTGACCGTGGCGTGAATGCAACTAGTCGAGTAGAGAATGCATGTACAAGTGCCACCGGCAGAGCAATTTCAATTGCAGCACATGGCCTTGGCCCTAGCGATTGGACAAAGAAACCTAGCCGTGAGGAAATGGGCAAAGTTCAACGCATGACCACCACGACCAGCGCCGATGGTGTCACCACGGAACGCCCAGCGAACGCACCAAGCGACAAACAAGTGTGGCTATACAAGAAACTCTTGAAGGAGGCAGGCAAGTTGCCCCCCCTTGACCTGCCAAACATGGACAAGTTCCAAGTGTCCAAAGCCATTGAAGCCCTCAAAAACAATGAGCCTGAAGAAATCCCACTACCCGAAGAGGAGCCGTTCTGATGAGCAAGATAAACCCCGGCATTCGTGTCTTGTCTTGTGGCTGTTTATTCAACACCAACAAGAAAACTAAAACTTGCCACATTTATCCATGCACCGAAAATTGCAGCAACCTCACGATGGCGCTAAGTATGGCTAAATCTGATGGGCAAGAAATACAACACGTCTGGGAACAAGATGACTGAGTTTCTATCAATGTGCATCATGGTTTTCGCTGTGTTTATGACAGGGCTTTTACTAGGTCAGGCAGGCAAGAAATGATGCCCTACGGCCTCAACGGTGAATGGCACTACCCAGATTGCACAGCCACCCTCAACAGGGAATTCGACTGTCACTGTGTTGACAACATGGTTACGCAGCTCAGCATTCTCTCTGAGGAATGCAAAAGACTTATGCAAATCAACCGAACCCTAGAAAGCCAGCTGCGCCGTGCCACCCCCAATGCATGACGCCTCTGAGCGTCTATTTCAAGACGCTGTCGAGCAAATCGCCAAGATGAACGGCTGGCTCATCTTTCACGCCTCACCCAAAATGGTTAGACCCGGTGTGTGGCGTTCAGACGGCAAAGGATTTCCAGACCTTGTACTGTGCCACCCCAAAAGAGGATTCATCATGGCCGAACTTAAAAGCCAAGACGGACGCCTCAGCCATGACCAGAAACTGTGGGCAGAAGCCCTACTGAACGCAGGCATTGAGCACTACGTGTGGCGACCAAACCAGTTAGACCTGATTGCAGCACGACTAGGCAGGCAAGCCCAATGAGCGCCAAATGGCTATGGGTTTACTACGGCTCGATACTGGTATGCGCTATTGTCGCACTCAGGTGGTTCTGGAAAGACTAAACGGTGGTGCCCATGGGCGATTGGGCTAAGTAGAGGGCGATTTCTCCAGCCACCAAAACCTACAACTAAATACAACCACGGCCACATAGGGGATTGCACTCTGTTGGCATAACACTCGGGAACGAGGGTAGAGCAGTGCGCCTTGCCTCTTGTGATGACTTACTTGAAGAGATGCTGGGGTCAGCCACTGTGCAGCGTCCAAACGTCATAAATGCGAATGGTGTCCACTTCAACAATGTGTCCGGCAACCAAGGCAGACAAAGCCTGAACTGTGGGGAACACAAACCAGCAAACCCTAAGTTGTAACATGACAGCAAGCCCCCTCGGGGGGGTGCGCTAGTGGGGGGAAACACACACAATGCCCAAGAGAACATCCAACCCTGAATACAGAAGACGAAGAGCCGAAGTGCTCGAAGGCAACCCCCTATGCCACTGGTGCAAAAAAGCCCCAGCCACAGAAGCAGACCATGTAATCCCACACGACCTAGTCGGAGACGACACACCCATAGTCGCCAGCTGCAAACCCTGCAACGCACAAAGAGGAGCCATCTACCTAGCACAAAAGAAGGCTCATGTCCAGCATCAACGCAACGAAGCCCTAGGACTCCAAGACGGCAAACGAACGCCAAAACCAAAAACAACGGAAAGTTTTTTGAAAACGGAAAATTCCAAGCC